CTATTCTTACTAATCATTGTGAGGAGTTTATCCGGTTCTTGGAAGAAAACAGAGCACTTATAACCGATACTAAAATCTTTGGAAATGGATGATATACGACTTGAAAAATGAATACCAAATACCCAAGTTTAAGGAGTATGTAAATAAACTGTTCAAGGAGCGGGCCGTTGTGGAAGTAAAAAAGAAGCTTCCTAACCGCACGCTTGCCCAAAACA